TGCAACAGCCGTTCAAAATGCAACGACAGCCCAATATGTAACTGGATTAACTGCAAGTAATGTAACAACTGCATTAGGTGCAACAGCCGTTCAAAATGCAACGACAGCCCAATATGTAACTGGGTTAACGGCTGCTAACGTACAGGCTGTTATTGGCTCAGTATCTGCTGGCAGTTTCCCAACATTAAATCAAAACACATCAGGTTCAGCGGCGACAGTAACAGGTGCTGCTCAAACAGCCATTACCTCAGTTGGCACACTAACTGGACTAACATTAAGTGGTACACTAAACGGTACTACGATACAGGCTGCCACAATTGGCAATTCCGCTGCAGCATTTACTGGTGCAACTTACACAGCCACTGGCTCATTTAACGGACCACTAAATGGTACATTGGGCAGTGCAGGGGGCAATACTGCCATTGTTACCACTTTAAGTGCCACTGGCAATGCCACAGTATCGGCACTTACTGTTAACGGCTCGGCTACCGTTGGTACTACATTGGGTGTAACTGGCAATATAAGTGCTCCATATTTTATAGGTAACGGATCTCAACTTACTGGTATATCCAGTGGCGGAACAGTCACTTATAATCCTAGTTTGTACAACGGTTTGGCCACAAACGTCACAACGGCAGCAACACTAATTGACAGTATTGCCATCACAGGCAATACCAGTATCAACTATACGATAAGTGCCATTGACAACACCAACGGAAGATTCAAGACCAGTAAGGTAGACACGACCAATGACGGCACTAACGTTTACTTTACAGAATATGCGCTAACTCGCAGCAATACCAGTGTCAACGTGGCAGTCATTACCAGCAATATTAGCGGCGGACAGTTGAGAATTTATGCACAAGGTGACAGTGCCAATACTTATGTAAGTTTCCAACGCACAGTATTGGGTGCCAGCACAACTGCTGGTTATGTAAATGCAACTGCGTTTGTGCCCAACGCCACAACGACGTTGAGTAACTTAGTGGCTACCAATTCTGTCACAGTTGGCCCAGTGCCTATTTTATATACATCTACAAGTGTTAGTAGTGTGGGTACTAGCCCTGTGGCATTGGACACTATAGCCACAGCAACTTATCGCAGTGCCAAATATTTGATCAGTGTGACAGATGTTACTAATAGTCAATATCAGACAAGCGAATTAGTTGTAGTACACGATGGTACAACAGCAATGATATCCAGTTATGGTCTAGTATACACCGGAGCAAGTGCTAGAATGACATTCACGGCCAACATTACCACCGGGGTACTCACTTTATACGGGACTGGTGTCAGCGCCAACAATACTGTCAAAGTATCCAGAACAGCAATACCAGTTTAAAATAGCCGTTCCAAAGTCTTTAATTTATCCAACGTAGTCTTACCATTGACTGTGCGCCAAACACCTGGATGCAACGGTTTGGGATGATCTTCCAATTTAACCCAACAGTAACCTTTGTGTTCATCGTTGAGTTCGGGCACAAACTCTTCTTCCACATTGATTAAAAATGTATGGTAACTAAAGCGACCATTGTCGCTGGTAAATTGTTCGATGGGCACAATTTTGGCGCCCCGGATTTCCCCGCCCATTTCTTCTCGTATTTCTCTGGTCAAACCTTGGGTCACTGTTTCACCCAGCTCAATTTTACCTCCCACAAGTCCCCACGTATTGCTGTACTTGCCGTTGTCCCTAAGTAAAAATAAGTATCGATTGGTGCGGGTGCAATGTATCATTGCCCCACAGCCTTGCTTTATAGAACTAGTTGCCATTTTCCTGAACTGTAAAAACCTTCGTAGCTCTTGGCCCAAGAATGACCGCCCCAGCGATATTGAATGTTGGTGGTCATATTGGTAACATAGTTGACCAACGTGGTAATTCTTGAATCAAATGCCACAAACCAATGCGAGCCATTGTATTGTATAATATCGTTAGCATACGCTACTAATGGAGTATTGTCAACACCTAACCAGTTATAAACCGGATAAACTAGATTATTATCTACATCATATTCCGTCTTAGATACATAATCGTTGACCAACAGATATCTTGTACCATTGGCAAGATTTTGTAAATCTCGACTAGGTCTACTGCTCTGCGGATCAATGATGGCATTGACTGGTGACAGTGTGTTTAGTGGTAAGGTGTCAATGTCCGGAGTCCATAATAGCACAGTATCATCTGTGGGATTGTAGGCCACAGTGCCCACAACTTCATTGCCATCTGTTGTTTCCAGTCTAACCTGACTGGAACCGTTGGTCAAATTGCCATACACATTAATAAGAGTACGCCAAGGTTCATATACTCCGTGTTTATAAGTCACACTGCTAAACACAATTTTATCTCCAATATTACCTGACACTAAATTATTGCAAACCAGCGTGTCTCCGTTGGTGGACACCACTGTGGTATTGGCTGTGGTAACTCCTTGCATATAAGTGTAGCCCACATTGGACACATTGGCCAAGGCATTATGAGTTAACCGTAGGCTGGTGTTACTGACGATGTTGGCCACAACACCCAACTCGCCGTTTTGATTAAACAACATAATGCCTGGTTTTAAACTGTTAAATACTGTGGTCAACCCTGTCACTGTGTTGCTTCTGATATTGGCTGTAATGGTGCCCAGGCCAGTGGCCATTAGTCCAGACACCGCCATACCTGGTTCTACACCGTCGGTGTCGTCCAGATAAACTGTAGCGTTAGCAGAAATATTGGCTGTAAACTCTTTAATTATTTGTGTGCCAAATTCATCAACAACAGCATCACTAGGTGCAGCTAACCGCAATTGATTGTCTAATAACAGTACACCATAGTTCAACGGAGTATAGTACTGCTTGCTCATCAGGTTTGAATCGTTGTAAATAGACTCGTCTATATTTCCGTCGCCGTCGTAAATGTTGGTAATAATCTTTTGTATTACTCCCATCTTCTTGATCAACGCAGGACTACTGATGTAGATGGGCAATTCAAATGTCAACGTGGCAACATCAATGGGAGTTTCTGTACCTACAGGAATTACGCGACTGCTCCATTGGGTGTCTGTTAACAAAACATAGGTCAAACTGGTCCAGTCAATATAGTTGTCTGTGCTTTGTATTTCCAAGGCGGGATTAAACAAGGTACAAAGCTGTTCCAACAACTGTAATTTTTGTTCTGTATTTGATGTCCAAATATCTAACTTTAATGTTAGTTTATAAGGCACTGGCATCAAACGTTCCACAGTAAATGTATTTCCCTGTTGTGTATTATATTCACCTGTTTCAGGATTAAATGCACGTTCACGCAGATTTAACTTGCTGACAAAATTAGGATTTTGTACACGAGCTCGATCGTAGGTCAAACTACCCACATAAGCAGCCATAGCAGGTACAGCGTTCATCACGTTTTCACTGCCCTGTTTAATAATGCTGGCCGCTTGTCGACTGCTGTCCCCGTAGATCACTGGCACACGTTGTAAACCGGTAATGCCATTGCGATCCCGGCCAAACTCAACTTGAAAATTTGATACCATACGAATAAACTGTATGATATAACGCCTAATTTGAGCGTCGTAGAAAAATTGTTGTACAGCCATTAATTATCCGCCTTTGGAGTAAAGGCCTTACTCAAACTCTGGCGAGTTGGTAATGTTTGACCTTCTGTATTTGTATAGGTGCTGATATCGTTAACAAAGATACTGCGTTGTGTTTGATTGTTTGGTCCCGGAGTCAAACTGGTTCTTACATTGTCTTCCATCTTGACCCAGCGTGAGCCATTGTATCTAAACAATCTATTGGGCACGTAGTCTGTGCGCAGCACATAGTCACCTGTTACAGGACTGGCCGGGAAGTTGACACCAGCAGTCACAGGCCAACCATCCGGTGCTACACCATTGCCGCCCAAATATGCTGGTATCTCCGAGTCAGGAGTCACAGCCTGTGTGTCTGCATAATCATAAGTGCTGTCAACATAAAGATTCAAACTGTCAGCAGTTTGCCCGCTGGGGTCGCCCGGACTGCCGTCAGTGTTTAACGGCAAGTTGTACAAAGGATCAACATTGGTACCGCTCTTGGGTACATCTATTTCTGCTTGCCTTATGATGGCATCATTGATTTCGTTTAGTTTAGTCAAGGTACTGATAATTTGTCCGATAGGTGTATCATTGGCATCACCCGCACTTATGTTATTTAGGATGTCTTTGTATTCTTGGCTGTCTACCATTGGAGTTAGTTTAACTCTAAACAAGTGCGGCCACCAAGTTTGGCTGAAACCTTCGCTGGCAAAAGTAACGTCCTGTACTACATAATACCGTTTTAATACGGCAGGGATATCTGCATTCAACGGATAGTAGTCCTTTTTGTGCATCAACTCCAGCACGTCACCACTCATAATTTTACGGCCCAGCATAGCCACAGTATCGTTTATGTGGAACGTCATCAAGATAGTATCTGCGCTCAGGAATATACCAAACTGACTTAGGTCAAAATCGTTGTCATTGACAGTGTAGACACCTCGAAGACTGTAGACGCTGGTATCGTATTTTCTATCCCTATTTTCCAAGAACAACAAATCTTGAATGTTCATTGCACTTTGATTTTGATAAACGGGTTTGGTGGCATCGTTCCAGTAAATGCTAATGGGCATACCTGAACTAATACTGCTGGTAACATTACTGCTCAATGTGACAGTATTGCTGGTTAAACTATAACTTCGAATCACCGTATTGGCTGCAACTCCTATACCACTAACAGTTTGTCCCACCTCAAATTTGGCCACGTTGGCAAAGTGCAGCGTGGCGCCCGACGCGGTTGTGGCAGTGGTTGGGTAGGCGTTACTTGAAACGTTGGTACCTAAAAATTTGTGTAGCAGTATACCCGTGCCACCGGTGGTAAATTGCTCGCTTATACGGCGGTCAAAAAATTTGTAGTCGTTGCTGTGGTTTTCACGCCACATACTAATTCTTGGCATATTGTATCCTGCTAATAGTGTATTTATAGCCGAATTGACACTAATTACCAAAGACTGTATAATTACTGGTATGCAAGAAAGACATCAAGCAAATGGGCATCGTCTGGCAGGGCTGTTGACAGTATTGCAAAAAACTGAAGACATCAGGGCAAAAAGCGCCCTGTGGAAGTTTTACAATAATACCAGACTTGCGTGGACGGAATTAGACAAAGAAATGATTAATTGCCGGCGTAGGGGTGCTGTAACACTAAAGTACACAGAATTAGAAGAAGAATTTAATGAAAGCATACGCATCTTTGAGCAATGGGCAATTATGGCCAGTTTGATCTACACTTGACCCAAAATGGTTTATGTGTTAAAATATTGCATTCGTAAAACATTTTACTCGAAACGGAGAAGTTATGGCAACAGTTGCTGGTATTAAGATCAAAGTAAAACAGCCCAAGGCACCGCGTTTGGCTTTTGCAGATGAAAAGTACACAGGCCCCGAGCCAGAATGGCCCGAAGATGCCAAAGATTGGGATACAGAGAAGTTTGACAACAAACTTCGCAAGAGTTTTTACTACTACAATTATTATTACAGCCAAAAAGACTGTAAAAAATATGTAGTAGAATGGTTGCAAAAAAACAGCAAGTTGACTATAGACGAAGTCCGAGCATTCAATCGTGCAGGCGACCGTTTACTGCCAATGACAGTATGTAGTTTGATTATGGCACATCGTCAAGGTATGCCGTTCCGGGGACGCCACATTGAGTTTATCATTGACAGCGTACAGGAAGTTGTCAATAAAGCAGAACCCGAAGAAGTGCAGTTGATCGCCACACCCGAACAAGTGGCATACAGGCCCACCATCCAAGATCGGTTGGCTGAAAAAACCAGCGAGTTGTTGGGCGAGTTAGAAGGACACTATGACGAAATAGATACCAGTCCTGTAAAGTTCTACGACTTTTTGGTTGCCAACAATGTGGTACAAAGTCAATTGGGCAAATACGAAACATTGTTTGGTCGACGTCGGGCAGAGTTGGAACTTGCACAGAGCCGAACTGACGAGCAAGTGACAGAAGGTTATAAACATTTGAAATCTGCGGACTTTAAAAAGCGCATCAAGTGGATTGATGATCTAATGGCGGCTGTGGAACAGTATCGTGGAGTTAAAAAGGCTACGAAAAAAGCTCGTGTTAAGAAAGCGCCAAGCAAGGAAAAATTGGTGTCTAAACTCAAGTACGCAAAAACCAATGCCGAACTTAAAATTGTCAGTATTAACCCTGCGGATATTATTGGCTCTGGAGAGTTATGGATTTATAACACCAAAACTCGCAAACTGGGCAAATATGTTGCAGCCGCATACAAACAACTTTCAATCAAAGGCACATCAATCGAAGGATTTGACACTGATAAGAGTGTTGGCAAGACCCTGCGTAAACCTGACGAAAAGCTCAAAGAGTTTGCCAAGGCAGGTAAAGTACAGTTACGCAAGTTCCTGGAGGATATCCGTGCAACCGAAGCCAAACTGAATGGTCGCATTAACGCTGACATTGTGCTGCTTCGTGTAGCATAGAAACCGTGTTCTGTTGGCTAAATACAGTTAACAGGACACTTGAATGACCGTAGTAATAGAACCCAATTTACAAAACGACCTAAGCGTAAGAACGCAAAACTTGGGTGGCCCGGGGCCAATTAGCCAAGCCAGTGCTATTGCCGCCAACGAGCAGATCCATACACTTAACCAGTTACGCAATGATATGGTTAATTATATCAGGTTGCGTTTGGGCGATCAGTTGGTTGATGTTGAGTTGGACAAAGAACACTATGAGTTGTCCATTAAACAAAGTCTAATAAAATATCGTCAGCGCAGTCAAAATGCAGTAGAAGAAAGTTATGCGTTTTTGGACCTACTGCCTGAAACACAAGAATACATACTGCCCAACAATATTATGGAAGTGCGCCAAATCTTCCGTAGGGGCATTGGATCAATCACAGGCACCACAGCCAGTCAATTTGAACCTTTTGCGTCGGGTTACTTGAATACCTATATGTTGGTTGCCGGACGGGTGGGTGGATTGACCAACTATGAACTGTTTACGCAATACCAAAAACTGGCTATGACTATGTTTGGTGGGTATATGAACTATACCTGGAATCGTGTAACTAAGAAATTAACTATAATTCGTAAAATACCTGACGCAGGACATTCATATTTTACACTAAATCAACTACAGGCCAGTGGCACTACTGTGGGCAGTACTATTACTTTGACCCTGGGTAATTCAGTGGCCAGTCAAGTGGGAGATAGTTTGTATATTAACAACTGCCCTGTGGGTGGTTATAGCGGACAGTATGTCATAGCCAGTATCAACGGCGCCGGTAATATTATTACTGTCTTGGCCACTCAATCACTAAGTGCTACAACTGTATCGGGTTATGCTATGAGTCAAACTAAAGTTTGGAGTCCCCAGGTTGACGGATTGAACAATGCTGAAAGTGTGCTACTTTGGATTTATAACCATAAACCAGACAGTATGTTGCTAAGTGACCCAATGGTTTATCCTTGGCTACAAGAATATTCACTGGCCTTTGCCAAAACTATACTAGGACAAGCTCGCGGCAAGTTTAGCACATTGGCTGGTCCACAAAGCGGAACACAACTAAACGGAGCTGCATTGTTGGCAGAAGGCTTTGCTGAAATGGAAAAACTGGAAGAAGATTTGAAAAATTATGTTGACGGAGCCCAGCCATTGACCTGGCTAACGGGATAATACTATGAAAATTAATGAAATTATCTTAAACGAATTTGCCGCCGGCGGCACCGATCGTGGCGGAAACTATTTTCGAGAGTTGGCCAGTGCTTGGTACAACGGTGTGTTTGATACAGGCAGTTTGCCTAAGGGAATTAAAACACAAGAAGACGTAGAACGCTTGTTGAATCGTGGCATTGTGTGTCCTGATGGCAAGACTCGTAAACTTCATATTGATTACAACAGTGACTTTGACGGTGTGGAAATCTATAGCGATGACTATTATGAACACGGCGATCACGATGAAACTGATAGCCGTACTGGTAAACCTTTTGGTCCATACGACTATATGGAATTCTCGGACGAAGAATTAGATGAAAGTTTAAATGAGTTTGCGGCCGCAGATGGTGATGACAATGAACCAGACGAAGATGAAATCCTACACAAACTAGCTTCTATCTGGTGGTTAGGTAGCGAACAACAAATGATCCGTGTGGAACGCACACTAGCATCAATGGGCTGGGAAATTGGCGAAGACGAAGGTTATGACGATGGTGGTGTATTTGTAGTACGTGCTGGTGACGAGAACGGTAAGAGTTATATCAGTTGGCCCCACGAAGATTTACAATTGAACGAAGATTGGAATAAGGTCAATCATCGCGACAAAACATCTGGTATGAGTCGCAAGGCGGTAAAAGCATATCGTAGAGAGCATCCTGGAAGCAAACTACAAACAGCAGTTACTACCAAACCCAGTAAACTCAAACCAGGAAGTAAAGCAGCCAAACGCCGTAAATCATTTTGCGCCCGTATGAGTGGTAACAAAGGCCCAATGAAAAAGCCCAATGGTAAACCTACTCCCAAAGCATTGGCTTTACGTCGCTGGAATTGTTGACATTAATTAAGGGATAGTTTAAAATGCTCCATATAGGGGCATTTTTTATGATTATAGGTATCTGTGGTTTCATTGGTTCGGGTAAAGACACAGCTGCGGACTATTTGGTCAACTTTCACGAGTTCAGGCGCGAATCATTTGCTGGCACACTCAAAGATGCAGTGGCTGCAGTATTTGGCTGGGACAGAGACTTGTTGGAAGGTCGTACTAAACAGGCCCGTGAATGGCGTGAGCAAGTAGACACTTGGTGGGCAGAAAGATTAGATATGCCCCATTTGACTCCGCGCTGGATCTTGCAGTACTGGGGTACAGAAGTATGTCGTAGCGGATTTCACGATGATATGTGGATTGCCAGTCTAGAAAATAAAATTCGAACCAGCCGGGACAGCGTGGTAATCAGTGACTGTCGTTTCCCCAATGAGATATTGGCCATACGTAAACAAGGCGGTAAAATTGTTTGGGTGCAACGAGGAATGTTACCTGTTTGGTATGATCTAGCACTAGCTGCAAATAAAGGCGATCCGGCAGCCAAAGCAGGACTACAAGAAGCGGGTGTCCACGCCAGTGAAACTGCTTGGGTTGGGACAGAGTTTGATACCATCATTGATAACAATGGCAGTATTGAAGATTTGTATAACCAACTTAAAAGTCTGGTGTAAGTGGGGCTTCTCGCCAAGGCAGTCTACTGTTGGCCAGCTCGACCCTACAATTCAAGCAAACGCTTTTGAGATTCATTATATTATTGTTTCTTAAATTGCCATCCGTATAAAATACACTCATTTGTTTATCTGGATACTTGGCTCTATACCCGCATTTATCGCATACAGACTTCTTCCTGTAGCCTGCTTTGAACCAAACAGGAGGCGTGGGCTTTAACTTTTTACCTGTACGAGCACAGGCATCACACATTTTTCTATAGCGTATCTTGTCCCCGCTACGATAGTTTACGGCAACGGGTCGTTGATTACACAATGGACATACGGATCTTGTCATAGTAATATTTATTTTAACCTTTCGAAAGGGCAACCAAACAGCCCATATTTCAAACTAATCGATAAATATCTTTAACAGATTAATGAGGATTTGAAATTATGGCATTAGTTTCACCAGGCATACAAGTAACCGTTATAGATCAAAGCAACTACGCTCCTACATCAGCAGGATCAGTTGCTTACGTTTTACTTGCTACCGCAGAAAACAAAGTTGCACCGGGCGGTTCAACTTACGCATCCGGCACTCTTAAAGAGAACGCAGGTAAAGTATATAACGTATCTAGTCAACGTGATTTGGTAACTACTTTTGGTACACCAAATTTCTATAGTACCTCAGGCGGTACAGCAATCAACGGCGACGAACGTAACGAATACGGTCTAATGGCTGCATACAGTGCCCTTGGCGTGAGCAATACTATGTATGTTCAACGTGCAGACGTTGACCTATCACAATTGTCAGGCACAACTGTTCGTCCATTGGGTAACCAAAGCGACGGAGCCTATTGGTTAGACACTACCAACACAAATTGGGGCATATACGAGTGGGTCCAATCACTACAAGACTTT